GGAACAATATCTGAAGATCCAATTCCAGATATAAGTGCAACAGATAATACAATAAGAATTTCAACGGCTCCATATCTTTTGAGTGCTTCAGATTATGGCACACAAATAAGAGCAGAAGTTTCATTTGATGATTCTGATGGAAATTTACACACCAAAGAAATTGAAACAATAGACAGAACTACAACATACGGAAAATGGAACAATGTAGTCATCACATATGAAGGCGGCACGGGTGGTCAAGAAATAGAAGAAGGTAAATTTATTCTTTATCATAATGGTCAGGTGGCAGGCAGTAACACCAACGCAGCAGATTATGGGTTTCATTATGGAGAAACATTCGACATGTTTGTTGGATATGCTACGGGGTATCCAATTAATGATATGGATAGGGGTAGTGATCCAACGTATCACAAACATTTCCCGTTCTATGGTAGGGTAGAAGGTCTTTCTTTTTGGAATACTGTGTTATCTTCATCTGAGGTTTTGCAACTATGGGCTAGTGGTGACGGAATAGGTTATGATTTACCACATAGTATTTCCAAGCAAAACTTAACGTTAGATTTAGCAGATGGCAATGTCCATACTTTGATAGCCCCATTTTCTATAGATAATATCGTAATTGGAAGTGGCGTTACCGGAATCACCGCTAGTGAGTATGGTGATGCTGTTTCTATGACACTATTTGTCGAAGACGGACCAGAAGGAATTACATTTCCGTCGAACGTTAAATTTAACGATGTTCCTGTCTTCACTGACGGTGTAGACATTGTGAATTTATTAACCATAAATGGTGGTGATACATGGCTCGCCACCATGGCTGGTTATGGTTATGGTGTAAGTGGAGAAGGTAATACATCTTTAGGATCGTGTTGTTATCTTGATGGTTCTTGTGTAGAATTTATATCAGAAGAGTATTGTGAAAGAACTGCTGGTGTATTTAATTTAGCACAAAGTTGTTTTAGCGCAGAATGTGGAACATATAATAGAGGTTCTTGTTGTACAAATTATGACGTTTTTTCTGGTCAACCTGGATGTGTTTCGAATATAACCAGATATGAATGTGATAGATTTGGTGGGGTATTTTGGTTGGACAGATATTGTGGGATTGATGGCTTCTTCTGCCCAAACCCATGCACATCAGAAGAAGCGTCAGTGGGTGCGTGTTGTCGTGGACCGGCTTCGTGTGAAATGACAACGGTTCAAATATGTGACGAAATAAATGGAATGTTCCAAGGCATAGGAACACTATGCGAAGAAGTTGATTGTTGTTCAGCATTTGGTGGAGCCGGGGGCAACGAAAATGTTCCTGGAGCATGGTGTTATGTGGAAAATGATGAAGTTAAGTGTATCGAAGGATTTTTTAATCAGTCGCCAAATGAAACAGCAGTGTTTATGGGAGTTGGTACAAATTGCAATCAAACAGAAATAGATTGTAGTTGTATTGTCATTTCAGGGGTTCAGGGAATGTCCAGAAATCAGCCAACAAGTATTACAGTTGGACCAAGAACAAATAGGCCCAGAATGTGAGGAAATAAATGTCAAGAACACAAAAACATACCAATTTAAAACACTATAATACTATTTCAAATTTAAGCGATCCCAAAGGAACTTGTTGTGTATGTGATGGAAGAAAGGTTTATACTACTAAGTCTGCTTGTGAATCATTAGTAGATTCACATTTTGCAGAGGGACAATATCCTAGTAAAAACATGCACCCCTGTTATGGTCATAGTATGAATCCAACAGAGACAGGTCTTTGTCTTTATTCAAATAAAACAAGAGCAGATGCAGAACTAAACCAGTCTTTCTCTTGCACAAATATTACTGTTGGGGGAACAAGGGGTGATAATATAATAAATTATTGTGATTTTGAAACAATATTTGGATCGTCTGAAAGAAAGAGTGATTATGAATTTAGATTTATTCCCCTTCCAGATTTCGCAATGTGTGGATTACAAAACGGTAATAATATTCCATCAGAATTTATCAATAGAAATTTTGCTAAAGAAAGTGTCAAACTAAGAAGGATACAAGTTTTTGATACGGTAAAACAACAAGCACCAATTAAAAGACCGGTTCATAGAAATCCTGGAACTATAATACCAATTACAAAAAACAAAATAGATAAAACGAAGGTGTTACAAATTACCGTGAAAAAAGATTCCAAAAACAGAAAAGTTTTAAAAATTAAAACTAGGTTAGATGCTTTAGGTGCTATATCGACCCCCGAAAAAGTGGACTGAATAGATGATATGTTAAGGAATTATAAATGAGTATTCAATTTAGAACAAGAAACTCAAACATACAACCAACCGGTTTGACCGGTGCCTGTTGTATACCCGCTGGAGAAGATGCTGGGTGCGAAGATGGAAAAACCTATAATGAATGTACAAATGTAGGAGGAATTTTTCAAGGAGTAAGTGTAATATGTAGCGATGTAGATTGTTCTAAGCAACGATCTATGGTGGTTCTGGGGGCCTGTTGTGCTTGTGATGGAAGTTGTGTTGATGAGGTTACGGAAGATTGGTGTACCAGCAGACAACTTGATCCCGATACGCCTAGAGCATCTTTTCATGCTGGGTATAAATGTCATGACCCGTTAACACCTCGTCTTGTTGGTATTCCTCAATCTGGGGTAGAGTGCCCATCATTAGACACTTTTGATTGTTGTGTAGATGGTGTTGTATTTTCTGGAATATGTAACGAAACTATATGCAGAGAATTAGGGGGTGCAACTGCTGAATTTGGGCAGGGGTGTGATAACAGCAATTTAGTAGCACATTCTGGTGCTTGTTGTAATATAGCGGTTGCTGGTTATAATAGGCCCTGTCATTACATGGATGCGCAAGATCCACAATGGCACGGAAACCCAGAAGGAATGTGTGTTTCGTTGGGTGGATCATTCTATCAAGATGAACTCTGTGCAGATGGTTTTTGTGCAAGACCATTAGACTCAATGCATGCTTGTTGTAGGCACAATGAGTGTTTTAATTTATCAAAAGAAATATGTGAAAACTCATATGGTATATACATGGGCGAGGTTGGTTGCCGTGATGCAGGGTGTGGAAATATTGAATGGGGTGCATGTACTACAGATTCTGCATGTATACAAACGGATATGAACACATGTCATGAATATTCTGGAGAATGGTTTGCTGGTTATGGGTGTGATTCTACTTCCCTAAAAGGATCATTCCTAGAGTCTAAATTAGGAAAGGTGTGCAGAGTATTTGGAGAACCTCAGTGCGTTGACAATATAACCGAAACACAAGCAATAGAAATTAGTATTTCCGATTATAATAACACAGAATGGGTTTTTGTAGAGGGTGGAAATTGTGATGAATGTCAAGAAATATATCGTTGCTATGATGCAAATGATGAAGTTGGTATGTGTGTTTACTCACACGTATCAGATCAAATTAGCACCAATCCAAGAAACAGATCTGCTTTTATTACAACAAGACTTTGGTGTAGAAGATTAGCAGCAGAATGGTCACCGAATACACCAATTTCAAGTATTTTCAAAGGATGTGGAACAGACGCTTCACATCTAAATATTATAACTACTTTACCATATAACAACCCAGATTCGTTCATGGATGGTTATCCGTTCAACTATTACGGTTCTTCTGAAGATGGATATGCAGTTGGTTCGTGTTCTGTAAATGGCATATGTGGGAATAATAAAACTAAGTCCGATTGTCAAAACCAGGGGGGAATATATATGGGCAATGGCACTCATTGCAGTCACCCAGAGATTTCATCTGATTCTGCTAAGGCAGGAGCATGTTGTTGTCATGGGCTTGCAGTTTGCCAAAACAGCACTGAACATGATTGTTCACAATGTGGAGGAAAATGGTGTGATAGACCCTGTACTAGCATCGTCGGAGACACTTGTGATGGATGTCCAGATGCCCAGTCAGATACACAGCGAAGCGTAGTAGTAAACGATCCATCATACTCAAACTATACTACTTGGATAACAAGAAAAACGACAGGACAGTTTATTGAGTTTATATCATCCTCATATGCAGATGATGTGAATGTCTTACCATCATTTTACTATAGAACCGATTTTGGAATACATCCACCAATGCTATTCCCCAGTGACAACTTAGCAATTAGATATCCGACTTATAACAAAGCGGTTAGGGCAATACGTGGTAAATCATTTAGTGTTAATGAGTCGGCAAATATATCGGCTATTAAAACTTTATCATTTATCAAGAGTGATATTAATGGCAGATATTCTGCTTTAGACATTCATGGCGTAAACTTTAATTTACTTTCTGGTATTCAAAAACTAGAAATAATGCCAGATCAAGATGTAGCGATAGAATCTGTTTCAAATACCATTAAGGAATTAAATTTACAAGGATCATCCCACAGGCCAATACAAGTCACGGTAGAACCAAAACCAACAGGAGGCAATCACTATGTGATCAATGGTGTTGCAAGGGATACTTTGTTTCTTTATAGAGGACACACATACAGATTTGATTTATCCGATCTCTCATTGATTTCTGGTGAGTTTTATTCTGATACTCATCCGTTAAGATTCTCGGAGACAATGAATGGGGAGCATGGCGGAGGAATACCATTTACACAGGGGTTGGCCATTAATAGAAATGTTGGAGTAGTTAATGCCTATGTCGAAATAACAATAGATGCTAATACACCAGAAACTCTTTATTACTATTGTTTAAATCATTCCGAAATGGGTGGTAAAATAGAAGTTCGAAATCATTTTGAAAATAAGTCTTTAAATATATCGGCTAAAACACAACTTAAGAAAATTTTCATAAATGATGTCAATATTAATACACTAACACTTCCAGATAGCGATACAATTAACATACTGCATTGTGCAGGAAATAATATAGATTATATTGATATAACAAGCCATCCTTACATTTATAGTTTAGATGTATCATATAATCAATTGTCATCAATAGATCTTTCGAACTTCGGTTCTTTTGATGGGCATGGAAGTATTGATATATCAAATAATAATATAACACTTTTAAGTCTCCCCATATTCTATGGCGAAACAAGGCTTCAGTACCTAGACGGGAGTGATAACCCACTTGTAATTGTAACTATTCAAAATAACACCAAGATTGATGTGATAGATTTATCATATACAAATTTGGCGAATTTGGATATTCCGACTAGAACAGAAGTGAAGGAATTGTACTTGAATAATTCAAGAATAAGTTCAATAAATATGTTTGATACTGTTGACAATACTTTAAATATGTGTAGAATAATCGATGTTTCGAATAACAATTTAACAACTGTACCGTTTATTGATGAAAGTTCCATACCCATCCCTAAGAATATTGAATACCTTAATTTAGCAAATAATTCATTAAGTTCTTCGTCGATAAACTCGCTAATAGATACACTTAAAATTGCTTACCCAATTCATGAAGCGAAAAAATTAGTAATAAACATTAAAAATAATCCAGGAACAGTTAGTAAAGAAGCGATAAATAATATTAGAGATATGTGGAGAGGTAAATTGACAATCATTCATGATGGGCCACCCGAAAAAATTGGAACCGGTGGTTCACCCTGGACACCTGCGGCGAGGTGATAGACTATTGATGGACCTGTGGTATATGTTTTATTCTTTATAAAGGAATTATGATGAAAAAGAAAGCCGATAAAAGTTTTGGGAGTTCTTCGTTTACCGAAAAACTTGGCATGATGAAAAATTTTGCTTCAGCAATAACTTCCAGAGGGTTAAATAATAAAAAAATAGACAAAGCAACAAAGCAACTTAGGGTGATAAGTTGTTTTGGTGATAATGATGAATTAATTCCGTGTGAATATCTTCGAGATAGTAATACCAGTGGTAACCATTATTGTGGTGGTTGTGGATGTGGTGATAAAAGAGGAACATGGTTAGTATCAGATGATGATCAATATAGTAAATTGGATTATCCTAAAATGCACTGCCCGCTAAGTATGCCAGGATTTGCGAATTATGAAGTGTCTGAGGTTGAAGAGTCGGTTGAACCAGTAACTAGAAGGTATTATATTGAAAACATGTCTCCAAAGGATATGACACATATAACAGTTTCCCTTCCAGAGCCTCCAGAGCCACCAAAACAAGAAGAATCATCAGAAGCATAAAAACAATAATAAAAGTTTGCCATCTTTATAAATAAATATAAATAGGAGTACATATTGATGGCAAATACCTCGGCACTCGCAACAAGAGATCAACTTATCGACTATGCTTTTAGAAGGCTTGGCGAACCTGTTATTGATATAAATGTAGATAGGCAACAAGCAGAAGAAAGATTAGATGATGCCCTTCAATTCTTCACCGAAAGACATTTCGATGGGGTTGAAAGAGGATTGTTTTCTTACGCAGTAACACAAACAGATATTGATAATGGGTTTGTAGATATGGATTCTCTTGGTGCTATTAATGGTGCCAGTGGTGCCACCGCTAGTAGTGCGCCAACGGGAAAAGATGTTGTAAGTGTTCTAAAGGTTTTTAGATTTGGTCAAGGCTCAACTAATATGTTTGATGTTCGTTATCAAATGGCACTTAATGATTATTTTGGAATCAATAGAAATTTGTTCATGGGCACTGGTAAAGGAATTGCTAGTTTTGATAGTACCAAAAGATATATTAGTTTGATAGAACAACTATTTGAACCAGAAAAACAGATAAGATTCAATAAAGTCACAAACCGATTACATATAGATATGGATTGGTCGGCTGATGTTGAGGTTGGCAAATATCTTGTGATAGAAGCATACGTTGCGTTAAACCCAACTATATTTACAGAAATATATAATGACATATTATTAAAGAAATACTTTACGGCGTTAGTAAAACGACAGTGGGGAGCCAATTTATCCAAATTCGATAATGTCGCCTTACCAGGTGGAGCAACTATGAGGGGCGGAGAAATATATCGAGAAGCACATGAAGAACTCATACGACTAGAAGAAGAAGTAAGATTAACTTATGAATTGCCCATTGACTTTACGATTGGTTGAACATGGCTATTAATCCATATTTCAAAAAATATTCTGGTGATGCCAGCATTGTAGAAGATTTAACTATCGAAACAATAAAGGCAACAGGTCATGATTTCATTTATATACCAAGAACATTAATAAATATGGATGAATTATTTGGCGAAGATACAATATCTAAGTTTGATGATGGCTACGAGTTAGAAATGTATATTCAAAATGTTGATGGATTTGAGGGCGAAGGTGATATTCTTAGTAAATTTGGACTGGAAGTTCGTGATAGAATAACGTTAGTTCTTTCAAAAAGAAGATTTGAAGATGTGGTTGGTATATATGAAGGAGAGATAACCAGGCCAAGAGAAGGTGATTTAGTTTATTTTCCTTTTAGTAAAACTCTTTTTGAAATAAATTTCGTTGAACATGAAAACCCCTTTTATCAACTGGGAAAACTTTACACATATGTTTTGAATTGTGAAGTATTCACCTATAGTCAAGAGGATATTGATACTGGAATATCCGATATTGATAATGTCGAAGAAGAAAGACAGTACTTCATGGTTAATTTGGAGTTGGGCAATGTAATAACTACGGGCGCAACCGCATATTATGAGGGTGAAAGAGTTTTCCAGATAAGTGGCTCTACTGGTGGAACATTCAGCGATGCAACTGTTACCGCGACTGTAATAGATTGGAATGCAGCAGGAAAGACATTAGGCATATCGAATATCAGCGGCACACTAAACACAGGATTAACCGACAGTATCAAGGGTGCAAGTTCTGGTGTGGAATATTATATCACTTCAAGAGAAACAACTACGGTTATTATTCCCCAAGAACCAAATCAGACGAACGAAGACAGTGGCGAAAACGAAGAATTCGGTTTTATTGCAGATACCGAAAACATATTTGACTTCACTGACATAGACCCGTTTAGCGAAGGTAATTATTAATGTTTAATCATTTCTATAAAGAATCTATAAGAAAAATGGTGATAGCCTTCGGGTCGTTGTTTAATGATGTTCGTGTGGTTAGAAAAAATGCAGATGGTACAGAAAAAGAACAGATCAGGCTTCCTTTAGCGTACGGGCCGAAGGAAAAATTTATTAGAAGGATAAGAGAAACCAGCAGCATATCTGATGATAATAAAGTCATTGAAGTTCCAAGGTTGTCGTTTGAAATAACAAATTATGTTTATGATCCGAGTAGAAAAAGAAATTCACTCACAAAAAGAAAAGCACTCCAAACAGTGCCAGACAGATATGAATACACATATGCAGAGGTTCCTTATGACATATCATTTACTCTTCAGTCTTATGTGAGATATATGGATGACGCTCTCCAGATAACAGAGCAGATACTTCCATATTTTGCACCAGATTTTACTGTAACAATTAATTTTAATGATATAAACGAGAAGGTGGATGTTCCTATATCCTTAAATGATGTTTCTATTACAGAAGATTATGAGGGTTCTTTTGATACAAGAAGACTGATAACTACACAATACACATTCACCGCAAAGTCATATGTCTTTGGTCCTACAAAGAAAACAGAGTCCGAAGTTATTCGAAGTGTAGATATTACATTCTTCGATCTTGAAGGAACAAACTTCTTGACGAAAAGACAAGGTGGTTCTGGTCCAACTGGTGCTGTTGCTAGAGACATCTATGGAGTTAGTGGTGCATCTGAAACCATACATACATTTGGTTATACTAGTGATATAAGCACCGAAAAATTTGTGGGTGGTGCATCCGGTTCTGATGGTATTGATATTCTTGGAAATACATATGCGTGATGTGAAAAAAGAAACGAATGATAGAATTTCAAATTCTTTGGGTATATCTTTCGATAGCGAACCAGTGAAGGAGACTCCA